TGCCGCAATATATCTAGCATGGTATGCAATGTTTCATCCAGATCAAACTGTACTAATTGCCGCACACAAGTATACAGGCGCACAAGAGATTATGCAACGTATACGTTATGTGTATGAATCATGTCCAGACCATATTAGAGCAGGTGTTACAAACTATAACAAAGGTAGCATGGAGTTTGAAAACGGATCACGTATTGTTAGTGCTACAACAACAGGAAACACAGGACGTGGTATGTCTATATCATTACTATACTGTGATGAGTTTGCGTTTGTTAATCCTAATATTGCAGAAGAATTTTGGACATCAATATCACCTACACTAGCAACAGGTGGTCGTGCTATTATTACAAGTACACCTAATAGTGATGAAGATACTTTTGCTGTTATTTGGAAACAATCACAAGACAAATATGATACACATGGCAACGAACAACAGGTTGGTGTTAACGGCTTTCATGGATTTACATGCAGTTGGGATGAACATCCAGACAGAGATGCAGAATGGAGAGAAGCTGAGATTGGACGTATTGGTGAAGAAAAGTTTAGACGTGAATACGGTTGTGAATTCTTAGTATATGATGAAACATTAATTAACAGTATTCATTTATCAACTATGGAGTCAATGGATCCTCTAATGAATATGGGTCAAACACGTTGGTATGCTAAACCAAATCCAGATCAAAATTATGCAGTAGCACTTGATCCAGCAATGGGTACTGGAGGCGACTATGCCGCAATTCAAGTATACGAACTTCCAAGTTATAAACAAGTAGCAGAATGGCGTCATAATGAAACTCCTATACCTGCACAAATTAGAATACTAAGAGATATTTGCACACATATACAAGATAGTTGTAAAGGAACTGGTAATAACATTTATTGGAGTGTTGAAAACAATAGTATTGGAGAAGCCGCACTTATTGTTATTAACGATTTTGGTGAAGAAAATATACCTGGACTGTTTGTAAGTGAACCTATGCGTAAAGGACATGTACGTAAGTTCCGCAAAGGATTTAATACTACACATGGTACTAAAATTACAGCATGTAGTCGACTAAAGACTATGGTTGAAAACAATAAGATAACTATTAACAGTGGCCCATTAATTACTGAATTAAAAAATTATGTTGCTACAGGTACTAGTTTTAGAGCAAAACCGGGAGCTAATGATGACTTGGTTAGTGCTACATTACTTGCATTAAGAATGATGGCAGTAATGAAAGACTGGGATCCACGTATATACAATACGTTTACACAAGCAGAAGGAGAAGAATCATACGAACCGCCGATGCCTATATTTGTTAGCGGTTATTGATAAATATTAATATGAAAAACCTTGAGACCATAGCAGACGAATTGTTTAATAAGATACGCGGACGTTTTCCTAATATTACAGTAGGAGACGACAGTGCTACTATTACTAACAAGCCCGGCGAAGCTAGATTTTTTGAATTTGACTTTGCAGAAGGTAAAAAAGTAAACGTAAATATTGATGAAAATAGTCTTACTATCATGTATGCACAAAACTTATTTTCAGAACAAGAACAAATACTTAAAACCAAATGGTATGATTTTTTAAAAGAATTAAGAGTGTTTGCTAAAAAAAGAATGTTAAATTTTGATACAAGAGACATTACAAAATCAAATTTAGATAAAAGAGATTACGAATATCTAAGCACGGAGAAACAAATGAGCGAATCAAAGATGTATGGAACTAGCAGAACTAGTTACCAAGATATCGGAACAGCAAGACTTGTAGTAAAGCATGCTGGTCCAGTTAACCACGAAAATGTTGCAGGCCGCACACAAAATGTACACAGCATTTATATTGAAAGTGATGCAGGCGAAAGATTTAAATATCCATTTAGACATATGAACGGTGCAAGAGCAATGGCTATGCACGTAAGTGAAGGTGGAAATGCATATGATGATTTTGGTAAACATATTACTGGGTTGTCAGAAGAATTAAATAAACTGCGTAAATTTAAGACATACATGAATCGCTCAATGGTAATGGCTGAAGGTTTAGCAGGATACATGGACGTTGTAAACGAAAGACTTGTCGCTGTTAAAAAGACAGTTGAGTCTCTACAACGCAAAGCATATTATACAGAAACATTTGCAAACTTCGAAACTACCGTGCTTGAAGAAGTTCCAGAAGATGTTTCAAATACTTGGATTGACGAACTTACTATTAGACAGTTTAACGAAGAACTAAAAGGCGTATTTCCATACGTATACAACTTAGTAAAAGAAGCAAACAAAATTGAAGAAGTAGATTTATCTTCATTATCATTAGATGACTATCTAAAAAGATTTGAAGTAGGTGACACAGTACTTCCAAAAGAAGAAGGCCCAGGACAAGCACCAGGTAAAGTTGTTAAAGTCCAAGACGACAAGTGTATGGTTAAGTTTGCAGACGGTTCAACAGAAGTATTTACACATGATGAACTAGAAGCTACTGATGCTAAAAACTTAGCCGAAGAAGAATTAAGTAAATGTTGTGATGCTCCAATAAGCGACGGCCCAGGTGATGCTGAAGGCAGATGTACTAGTTGTGGTGAAGTTGTGAGTGTTGATGAAGGTATGGGCGGAGAATATCACTGTAAAGATTGCGGTGATGTAATGCACAAGCCAACAACAAATTGTTCACATGATGTACATGATGAAAATGGCGATCATTGGGTAGATAATAACGGCAACGGTATTCATGATGATGATGAAGGTGTAATTGATCCAGGATCAGCATATGCTGAAAAGATGGATGCTATTATTGCACAATCAAAACACGAAGCACCGGCTGACGACAGAGACGAACAAATGACTTCTGAAGAACAAGCATTTGAAGATTATAAAATGGCGGCGGCGCAAGCGGCAGTTGATGGTAAAAAAGAATTTGAATATCCACCAAAATCTGGCAAGATGCATGATAGTAAAATGGATCAAACAGTAGCCAAGAAAATATTAGGTGAATTAGAAAAACAAGATGATGATGCTACAACAATCGACATCAGTCCACAAGGAAACGGTGACGAATTGAAGCAAAAGAACGAGATTCCATTAGGTGAATTCATTAAGAGTATGTACGATTATACTAGTAATGCTTTCCCTAAAGGTGAAACAGCGGTCTTAACAGCAGTACAAAAACAGTACGGTGATGAGATGGTTGACGAAGCACAAGCAGTAATGACAGACTTATTAGGCTTGCAAGATGCTGAAATGGCACGTATCCAATCCCTAGCAGGACTAAGATAACCAAATTTCAGAATAAAGTCAAAATAAAGGTTGACTTTATAAGTACAAGAGTGTATTATATATAAAGTAATGCACATTTAGGCAATACAAAACAGCTATAAGGCAAAACACACATAGGAGGCTTATAAATATGGCAACACTAGCAGAAATCAGAGCTAAACTGAAAGAACAAGAAGCAAACACTGGCGGCAATCGTTCGTCAGGCGGTGACAACGCAATTTACCCATTTTGGAACATGCAAGAAGGACAGAGTTCAACTCTAAGATTCCTTCCAGATGGAGATGATACAAACACTTTCTTTTGGAAAGAACGTTTGATGATCAAACTTCCATTTGCAGGAGTTAAGGGTCAAACAGACTCACGTCCTGTACAAGTGCAAGTTCCGTGTATGGAAATGTACGGACAAACATGCGATATCTTAAATGAGGTACGTGCATGGTTTAAAGATCCAAGTTTAGAAGACATGGGTCGTAAGTACTGGAAAAAGCGTTCATACGTATTTCAAGGGTTTGTAACAGAGAATGCTCTTAATGAGGATTCAACACCAGAGAATCCTGTACGTAGGTTCATAATTGGTCCACAAATTTTCCAAATTATTAAAGCGGCACTAATGGATCCAGACATGGAAGAATTACCAACAGATTATACTGCTGGCGTAGACTTCCGTCTTAATAAAACAAGCAAAGGTGGATATGCTGATTATTCAACTTCTAATTGGGCACGTAGAGAGCGTCCATTAACAGATGTTGAAATGAAGGCTATTGAAACTAATGGCTTGTTTAACATGAGTGACTTCCTTCCAAAACAACCTTCAGAAGTTGAAGTAAAAGTTATGAAGGAAATGTTTGAAGCATCAGTTGATGGTGAAGCATA